GTTTCAATTATAACAATATCCCCATTGCTATATCCATGCGCTGCGGCCGAAACCACACCGGGGTTAGCTTGAGTAATCGCAGTAATCGTTTTCTGATCAGTAAACGGATCGTCTGTCCGTACAAATATATCAAGAGTCCAATCAATATTACTTGTTCGTGTCAATTTGCGAGGTTCATAAAAAGGATGAGTAATATATGATACATCCGCATTTTGAGAAAATTTCAAATCAAATAAATGTCGCTCTAAATAAGGAGAAGGAACCTCAAGTATTTTTTGAGCAATCCCACCAGAGGTATACGCATTAAATAATGTAGAGTCAATATCAACCTCATCTTGATCTTGCAACTCAAAAGTATTAGCGGTTACGTTTTTAATAATAAAACTTTTACCATTTACTTCTGTCATTCCTAAAACATCAAATATAAATACCTCGTCGTCGTTGCTATACCCATGTGAGTTTGCAGTAACAACAGCAGGATCCGCTTGAGTAATTCCTGTAATCGTTTCATCACCTATGACAATGATCGCTTCATCTTTAAAGATGCGTATAAACTTATCAGTATATTCTTTAACATACGCCTGTTCATCATTAAATTGAAATTCTTCTAATCGAGCAATCTTATTACGCCGTGTACTATGCACAAAACGACCACCGGTTCTAAATTTAGCTGGGCCTTGCGTTTCAGCAATAAAATTAAGCATCTTCTCACAACCACTAGCATACACAGGAAGATCCCACCGGCCTCTTAACTTAGGGGATAATTCGCCACCAGCAAAATTTTGTTGTGTTACGTTTGCTCTAGCCATTAAAATACCGTATTAGGCCCCGCGACTGTGCCGCGATTAGACCGTCTTGCCCTTTTAAATTTACTATTCTGTATTCTAGTAGGTGGACGTTGTTGTCCATCAATCGCTTTTGCACTAGGTTCAAATCTATCTATAAGTCCTTCAATCTGTGCAACCCTACTACCTAACCCCGTAAAAGCATAAGCCATTCGTAACGCTAAATGTAAAGCGAAAAGATCAATAAATGAAGGGGCAAACTGATTAACATTTACGAGATCGTAAACGTAACGCACATTCTGGGTTCCCGCCGAATCCACAGTAAACTCCGCTCCTGTTAAAAGTTTTCCATCTTCAACTTGGTATAGGTCGGTAGGCGTGATCTGCAAAATAGCATCATCGCCAAGTGTAAGTAATCTAATAAAATCTGGTGGTAATTGATACTGGAAAGAATAACCAAAAGCAGGGGCCGAAGCTAATGGAGTTAATTGTTTACGTCTAGTTGCAAAATTCCATGGATGGCTTTCTAAAACAAATCGTCGGACTTGATCATAATGCCTCTCACAAATGACCGCAGCGATAGGGAGATTCTGCCCCGAAATAGCCGTGATCTGTTTTTGTTTTAAATGATCTAATGCAAAATTACAAATCTCAACATCAGAGGTCGGTGCTGGCATAATCTCCTCCTAAGAATAAAGCGACGCATCTGGTTATACCAAACACGCCGCTCGGTTTTTAAACAATAAGATTAGCCTTGAACCAATGTTACAATACCACTGATTGTACCATTCGCACCAACTGTATTTGCAGTAAGCGCAAGATCATACCCCGCCTTCTTGGTATTTACATCCTGTCCCCCATGCTCATACAACTTACGTTGAATAACAGCGATATCAAGGTTCTCTAAACCATTCTTAGGAGCCGTAATAACTGCGGCAGCCGACATATCAAGCGTTGAAGCAAATACATCCGCTATGATTACATCGCCACCCACTCCATCTTGAATGGTTTCATAAAGACCTAAATCAAAATCTGTCCCACCAACAATGGCATCATTAAAAATCTTAATGTCAATCGGGATAAGATTAGGATTTAAACTTCTACCAATGCGAAAGATGGATCCATCATCATCAGCCGCAATGACTTCAAAATTAAAAACAAAACTTTGTACCTCAGCCCCACTAATGAAAGCTGGGTTGGCTAATTTCCCAGCAATTAGGTCTACGTCTACATATCTGTTTTCTACTGACATTGTATTATCTCCTCGTTAAAAAATTGAAAGATTAAAAGACTAAACTTAGTCTGTTGTATTTACTTGCTGCATAAGAACACCCTCTGTTCTCACCGCACCCAATATACCGGTAATCTGGACTTGCTTTGTATCGATAAAGTCCGGACGATCTTGAATCTTAATCGTCATGTCTTTAGAAATACCATAACAAAGACCACGACCAGCGAAGGCCATGTTCTCACGAACACCACCACCCGTAACATTCAAAATCGGGCTTGGAGCGTTCCCAGCGAATACAACAATTTCAATCCCAACGGCTCGAACAATCTCTCCACGATCAACAACAAAAGCACGACTGAAATCTCCCGAAGTCAATTCGTTTTCTTGCATTAACGCGGTATGCTCATCCCCAGAAATTGCCAAAATGAAGGTTTCGTTAATATCCGTCCCCACATCGTTGTCAATCCAGTTTTGTTTAATTTCAAGAATTTTTGCATAAGTCAACCCTGCCGTAGCATCGACTGTAACAACCCCATCTGCCGTAGCAGTTACGGTGTTAGCAAAATCTCGCCCAGTTTCAACATCAGCGAAAGCCGCCTCTGCTCCTACGCGGTCAAAGACACGCTCCATCGCACGAATACACGCTTCCGCATATTCACTCTCTGGGTCAATCAAAAGCGCTCGAACGTCAGAATCGTCGATCGGTAGCGTAACTACAAATCGACGTCTTTTGATCTTACGTCTGTTGTGATCGATTTCATTAAAAACGGTAGGCTGAACACGACCTTGGACTTCTTGCGCTTCGACAGAACCCAATCCATCATAGGCAAAAACATCGCCGGTCATTTGTTTAATTCTTACAAAAGGTCTAAATCTCGCACGGATTTGTTGTGCTTTAACATGCAATAAATCGGCGAACTGAATAATTAAATTATTATCTATTTGTTGTTGTGGCATTGGACTATCCTCCTAGTAAAGTTACCCAAAAATTAAATGATTTTAATTTCGGTAACGATACCCGACTTCGAGGACGGACGTTGCCTACGGTTGAACCGTTAACTGACGGACTGTGTTTCAAGATACCCGCCGTTCATATTTCTTATCTCTTATTCTCAAGTTAACATAACTTGAAAATCATTGCAAGAAAAAAAAGATTTATTTTGCTCTCGCATTAATTCTATCAATACGATCATAAATTGCTGCTACTTCATCAGCAACAGTTTGATGATCCTTGTGTGACTTAGAAGTATATTCTGGTTTAGCCATAAGAACACGGGCTTGTTGTCTTAAATCGTCAACAGATTCCGCTCCGCCTTTAACTTCCCCTTCGCGCGGTAACTGATCTTCGCTAATATATCTTTCTCTAACACCGTCGAGAACAGAAGATAAAACCATCAACGCTTCATTTGATAAACCGTTGGCTTTCTCTTTTAAAGAAGGATCTAAATTTTCTTCAATCAACAACTTCCCGTTTTTCATAACAGTATCGCGTCTGTCTTTAAATAAATCCGTACCTAATTTATCAAAAGCATCATCATCAAGTGCGGGGTCACCCTTTTGCTCCCCTGCCAGTTTAACCATTTGTTCTTCATAACCACCTTGGATAATTTTAGCTTGTGCGCTTGTAAGGTCAGCTTTATGAAATAACTCTTTGGTAAATTTCGTTAATGCCTCATCACGTTTAACCCCTTCTGGCAATTTCGTATCAACAAATTCATATGCTTCTGCGGTATCTGGTTTCCCCATAGCCTTATAAAAGGAAGCCTTTTCCTCATCCGTAGCATCTTCCCCCGGAAGTCCTTCTGGCCTTTTACCTAGCAATTCCTGTGCGCCGTCCAATTTTTTATACAACTGTTCAAAATTTTGGACACCCTTCATATAAGACTTATCTTTAATCTCAGTAGGAATTGTTTCAAAAAATGAATATTTTGTATCGTCTGCCGGGAGAGTAGGATCAGAAACAGCCGGAATCGTCGCTTTCGCGCTCGTTGGTTCCGTCACAATCGGTGTAACATCCGCTTTTGGGTCTGTTACTGGTGTTTTTACTGGATCCACTGGAGGATCAGTTACTACTGGTTCGTTTTCTGCCATGTCTAGTTTCCTTTTTTGTAATTGGTTTAAGTGGTGTTAAAGGTTCTATCTCTACTGGTATCAACGTCTTTGCATCCAAATAACTACGCATTTGAAGATAGAGATTTCGACGCGCTTCATTATATATGGTGCTGTCCGTATATATATTTTGCGTCGTTTTATCTGCTACAACACTTTGAGATTGATACCCACACTCAACCATCAACCATCGGAGTACACGAACCCCAGCGTCGCTGCCAAAAACTTTTCTCATATCGGAGGTTAACTGCTTATCCCTCTTTAACTTAGCTTCGTCAATTAATTTTTTATCAACTACTGCCATATTATGTATTTGCGGTAGCTTTAGCTGCCTTGACCGCTATATCTGCTCCTTGATCAGTTTGATCTAATTCCACTTGTTGCTCAATCGCTTCAAGTTGAGCATCCCTCATTTCATCCCGTTCTTTTACAGGGATAATGAAATCACGAGGTAATCCAGATAATTCGCAAAATCGAACAAACGCATCATCTGAATTAAGATTATCTTTAAGTTGAGGGAAAGTACCGGTATTTACCCCAGCGAAATCAAATACTTGAGCAATACCACTAGCCTCCTCAGTCTGCATTACCCGAGCGGCCGGAGTTAAGAATTGGATATTATAAACATCCTGTCCTGTACTCATAGCCCGAAAAACTTCATCTGGGATAATTCTAGGTTCAATCCCCGCTGCAATCAATTCCGCTTCCTCAACAGAACCAGCCACAACTCCTAGCAATCCCGCTTCAAGGAATATATTAAAAGAGCGTTCGACCATAGGTACAAACAACTCAACAATTTGTCGGGCGAATA